GCTTTTACTTGTTTGGTATTCGCCATAGATCTTGCTAATGCTTTTGTATATCTAGAAGCTAATCTATCATACAAGTTATCTTCAATCGCTTCTTCAGTGATTGAGAATGCAAGAGCAATTGTCTCGTGCGTATATCTGCTTGTGAAAGTTTCTTGTGCATTATCAAACGTTACGCCAGATCCTTCTGGTTTAGTTTGAGCTTGCGCGAAACCAGATAACATTACTTCTTCTTCAAAAGCTCTGTCACTGTTTTCTGTATCGAAAATTTCAGCATGCTGATTGTCATACCTATTATATTCCAGACCGAATAAAGCATTCAAACCTGGCTCTAGTTCTTTAACTAGTTGTCCTCTACTTATCGCCATAATTATTCTCCTCTATTAGATTCCGGCTGTTTGTGTTAAAAAGTGCTCCGCAATAGTAACGATTACATTCGCATTAGCTGCGCCTAATTCGTTATTATCAGGGTCTTTTGAAACACCGATTATTTTTAATTGAGCTGCAGTTGCTGCCATTGTTCCTGATATTTCAACTTTTGAAATATAGTTAGGCGTTGCACCCGCAGTGTACGCGATGTCAGCACAGTTACCAATGTTTGTTTGAGCTACTGTACCAGCACTTTGTATTTCAAACCTTTCATAAGGGTCATCAGCAACGAATCCAACAATGTCTGTTGCAGTGTTAGATGCTGCTAAGTGATTAGCCCATGTAGGTTTGCTTGTTGAAGCGTCAGTATAAAATACACCATTAAGTGAACCTAATAAAACTTCTCCTGCTGCTGCAACCTCAACTTCACCAGTATCCGCCATGATTACTGGGTCCCATTGATAAATTGCGCTTGAAGAAGCTGCAATACTATATTCACTTAAACCTTGGTTGTCTCTATTCTGACCAACTTTACCAATTGCTTTCAAACCGAAAGCGGCGTCTTTGTTAGCCATATTATTTACTCCTTAGTTTAGTTTATATTTAGTATCGCGGTAGTTGGTATCGCTAAAAAATTACTTTTTAGTACCACCAAAAGTTACGCGACTCTGTCGATCACTATCGATCGGCATACTTGGGTGTTGTTCCTTCATGAGATCGTTGTTTACTGCTTCTTCTCGATCTTGTGTTTGCTTATTAAAATAAGCTTCTCGAGATTTTGCGAGCTCTTCCGGTATCCTTGCCAACACAAGGCCGCCAACTCCAATCACTCCTGCGTATTTTCCTTCTTTAACAGTTGCATAAGTTTGACCTGGGTATTCATCTCCTCTTACGAGTTCCCATCCAGATCTAAGTTTACCAGACATGTTCTTTGTATCGTCCATGCCTAAAACTTCAGTTCTTATCCATCTGTGTCGAAATCCATCCGGCGCAGTAGGTGCATCTAAAGATGACGGGGGAGTCCAGGTTGTAGGTCTCTTTTCAGAAACTCTAGACTGACTCGCACGAGGGGTCTTGTTTAGTTTATCGTTTTCCATATGCTTAAACCTCCTTCATGTGTTTTTTTTGTTTTGCATAATCTTCTAATGACACTCCTAATTTTTTGGCGATAGCAACTTCAGAAGGGGTGAGACTGATAGTTTTGCGACTTTGTTTTACACTTCGCGTCGCCGACGCTACTGTCTGTGTAGGCTTTGTCGTTTCACCTTTTATATTTGTATCATTATTAGTATCAAATTTATGCGGAAATTCAACCCTCATTCTTTTGTCGATTTCAACATAATATTCATCAGATTTAGGATCATATCCTTCCTCATCAACTAGTGTTTTATGTAAGTCAAAAGCTGTGTAAGTCATAGCTTTATCCGTACCAAACCATCTATTATTAGATGCCCAAGACTCTGCTTTCGGATCTACTTCTCTAACAGGTTCTGGTTGTCTAGGTTGATAAGTTGGGATTACATTCTCATTTTTAGCAGCTTTTTGTTCTTCTGCTATTTGAGAAAGTTCCTGTAATCTAACTTCTTCATAACCCAATCGTGATATTTCTTTTTGAATATCTACTTCTGCGTTTACATCTCCAGCCTCTCTAGCTTGTGCTAGTTTAGACTTTTGTGCATCTAAAAGTGATTGGATTTTACTTTGTCTATCTTTCATAGACGATGTTTCTAAAGAAGAATATTTTTTTGATGCTTCTTCCGCTTTCTGTTTTTGCAATCTTGCAAATTCAATGGCTTCATCTCTTTGTCTTTGAGCTTCTCTCCATTTACCAGTTAGCTTAGCTATTCTTCTTTGTACATCTTTACTATAGTTTTCTAATTCTTTATCTTTCGATTCTTTCTGATCGTCTTCACCTTGCTCCTCGCTACTCGCTTCTTGCGTCGAGGGGCTAGTGTCTTGCTCCGTAGTTTCTACTTGTTCTTCAGTTTGTGCTTCTTCGTTTAATTCAACTTCTGCACTTGGACCTGAAGTATCAATGTCCACCATTGGAGTGTCTTTTTTATTTTCTTGTTCTTGCATAGTCTCCTCCTATGTTATATGTGGTGCAACACAGATTCTGGATCTTTAATAGTTCCAAGAACCTCGTCGTCGTTAAGAATACGGACTTCTCCGCCTTCTATTGGTAAACGTGATCCTGCATATCTTGCAAAAATCACCCAATCTTTTTCTTTACACCAAGCGCCTGATGGAAACTTATCTTTATCTTTATAAGCTTCAGGTCCCATCTTTAGAACATAACCACAGTTCACTGCGATTCTTAATCTGTCTAAAGTTTCTTGTGCAACAATAATTCCACCTTTAGTTTTATCTTTAGGTGTGAACGGTAAAACTAATAATCTCCAACCAGTTGGTGTTGGAAGTTCATCTTGAATTGATGCAACATTTGTTTCATCAACTCTTTTACTTTGTTCTATTTTATCTTGTTCTTTATATTTTTCTTCCAATGCAAGTTTAGTCTTCGGGACTTCCTTTGAATCGGATGATGTTTGTGTCATCTCTTTCAGTATCATCTTTTTTATCCTCCTTTGGATTTAGCAGGTCTGATATTTCCTGATCTATTAATTGTAAGGCGTGCGCCTGTCCTAAAAGATATCGATATTGTTCCATATCTTTTACTCCTCCAGCAACCATAGTTTCACCTATAGACTGGTAAGAATCTCTTACTTTTTTTCTTAATGTTGGTACGAATGTTTCTAGTGTGTGGTTAGACATTTAACATTTCCATCTTCTCCGTGCCTGTCGTATTCGAGAATTTGGATCGTTTCTTGTCTTCGCTGATGATCGTTTTAATTGTCCTAGTGATCTAGCGCAGTAAGATTTTCTGCGTTTTGCAGCTTTTGATCCTGGCTTCACTTTTCCAGTCACGGCTGTTTTTAATTTACTTCCAGGGTTTGCTGCCCTGTAAGCTCTTACACCTTTAGCTGTCATTCCAGCTCCAGATTTTGTTGGTCTATAATTGCCACCTTTACCAGTTGTTTTTCTAATCGGTCTTTCGGCCATTATATCATTCCTTTATAATATTTTTTATAAGATGGATTACCATAAGTTTTTCCATCAACATCTAATTTAATAAAACTTCCCATGTAACCACCATCAGCAGCTTTACTTCTTTTTGTAAAAGTTTTTACGTTAGTTGGTTTAGGTCCTGTGTTACCTGCAGCTCTTTTTCGTTTGACAGCACTCGCCTTTTGCGAACTTGTCATCCGTGTGGCTTTTGCAAGTGGTACGCACTTTGGATATGCTCTTTTGCTTCCCTTCGATCTCCCGCAAGGTTGATACTTGCCGTTCTTCTTTGGAGCTCCAATGTCCACCCATTTCTCTTGAACCCATTTACGTAAACTCATTTTCTTTTTTTAGTTTTTTTCTTTCCACCTGGTTTTATTTTACCAGAACAAACTGCTGATCCATACATATTAGCATATGCTGATGGATACACTTTGAATTTTCTTTTAGCTGCAGCTTTACCTTTTGCGCAAAGTTTAGCCATGACTATTTACCGAATTTTTTAACTTCCGGTCTTACTGCTCCAAAGCCAGTTAACTGAGCATGATTAGTAACTCCACCGTCCATCATCTTAGCTCTGCCACCTTCTTTGTAACCCATTATTTTTTCAGCTACATCTGGTCTTTTCTTTGCTAAAGCATTCATACCTTTTGAAGGGTATTTTCCTTTTTCTTTTTTCATAATTAACTCGCTGTGTTTTTGATTTTTCTAGATTTTGAAAAAGCAATATTTTTCTTTTCCTGAGGAGACACGTTACCTTTTACAGCTTCGGTTCCTTTTTCAGGTTTGCCTTTTATAAATCCAAAACCAGGCACTTGTTTATTAAATCTTTTGTTTGCCATGTGTTTCCTCCTTATTTTTTTCCATTTCGGAAAATTTGTGTACCCTTTATACCATAAATGCTCGCGACTACAAGTATCCATAAATTAGTGAACCACGAAGGGAGCTGCGAGAACATTTCAAAGAACAATTTTACCTTGTCCATCGCTGTCGGGTCATCTGATATCACCGCCCACGCCAAAACTAACACGGGCAAACTTAAAATTATCAAAACCGCCTCGTCCTTCCAGTCCGATTGTCGGGCTTCTAGCAATTTTCCCTGGTAAGCTTCCTCACCTCGGGCCATTTTTCTTGCATGTTCCATTTGAGCGTCTGCCATAAGCATTTTTGTCTCTTGACGCTTCTTAAAAATGTGTGAACCGGCGTTTACAGCTAATTTTATTGCACTAAACCACATAATTTACCTATTTTGTTTTAATTTAGCAGCTAAAATTGTTTTTTCAATCGAAGTATCGGCTCTTAACTGTGCTAAATCTTCATTTTGTTGTAATTTTTCGTCAGTTTGCATCTGATTCATCATTGCTTTCATTTTATTTAGGTTAATTTGCTCATCATCAACCTTTTTCTTACGTGCATTTTCTTGTGCTCTGATGTCTAGCTCTCTTGCTCGTAGTTTTGCAATAGGATCATTGTCAAATTGTGAAGTAATTTCTTTTTCTTCCTTCATAAATTCTTCCATCATCTCTGCAATCAACACTGCTTTTCTAGCTTCTATCTTTTCTGACATCATTCTAGCTTGTATCTGCATTTGTTGAGCCATTTGTGGGTTCTGTTGCATCATAGCTTGCATTTGTTGAAGTTGTTGCATCTCATCTTTAAACTCAATTTCAACTTGTTCTTGAGCCATTAACGAAATGTGTTCAAAAATATTTTTTTCTAGACTTGCCATGACTGTTGGATTGTTTCTAGCCATGTTTGTTGCCATAAAATTTAAGTGAGCCGTCATATGTGCTCGGTGATCTTGACCTGGAAACGCTTGGAATGGTTTCCCTGCCAAAGAATCAATGTGTTCTAAAGCAGGGTCCTTTGGTTGTGGTGGTTGTGGTCGAATTAATACGGTGTCAACATCCTTTACACCAATTGCTTCATACATATTTCTATATGCTTGATACAAATTATGCATTTGAGGATTTGACATTGCCAGTTGCAGTTCTGTTTGCGCTAAAGAAATACGCTGTGTCTGTGAGAAAATGTTAGGGTCAGCAACTGGCAGTATATCCACTCTATCATCAAAGTCTGATTGTTTAATCATTTTTTGACCCCCAACTACATCGTATGGATATTCTGCAGGTAAGTATAATCTAAATACTCTTGATAAAATTCTAAATTCATTTTTTAAAGCTGAATAAATTCTTTTGTGAATAGCAGACATTGTTCTGCTACCTCTTTCAAGCAATGCTACAGTCGTGCCCACAGCTGCTTGTTGATTCCCGTCACCTACTTGCAGGTCCGCTATCGAAGCGAATCTTTGTCCTGCTGATACCACGACTCCCATAAGTTGTAATAAGGTTTGAGAAGGCTCTTTGAAAGGAAGAGTCATAAAAGCGTCTCTTATGTTTCCTCCAGGAGCGTCTACGTCTCTGAATTCACCGGGTTGTATTGATTGTGCATCATCTCTAATTCTAATACCTCTTTGTTTAAATCCAGCAGGTAAGTTTGATAAAGTACCTGCATCTAATAATTGTCTTAATGCAGACGTTGCAGTTCTAGATAATCCACCAATCATGTGAATTAAACCAAAACCGTAAAACCCTAAACCTGGTAAAAATTTGAAATGTACAAAGTATTGTATTTTAGATTTCTTTGGATCGTTTTGTTCATAGTTTCTTCTAATAGATAAAACTTCTCTAGAATTTTCTTCTAAAGTTACAATGTAAGGTAGTTTAATTCCTGTTGGTTCACCATCTGGTCCAACATCTTCAAAACCTTCTAAGTCTAAATTAACATGACATTCTAACAAAGTAAAAATATCATCATCTCTTCCAGTTTTGACTGTGCCTTCTAATTCTAATTCTTTTTTCTCAACGTCAGTTAAATTATCATGACCCGCTTTTAATTCTACATCTCTATAGAAACCTGCCACTTGTTGTTTTCTTAATTCGTTTTCAGAAATTTTAATTCGATGAATAATTGCTTCCGCATCATCTAATGAGGTAGCTGTGTACGGAACAATTAAATCATCTGCTGGAACAAACTTAGATACTGCTCGTTCCAATAAATCATCATAATAAACTTTTTTAAATGCTGAACCTGCTAAAGGTAAATAGAATAACATTTGATCAAACTCTGGTTCGTATTCTTTCATCTGATCCATCAACTGATAGTTCATGAAATCCTTTACACGATTTGACTGTTGAGTTTTTTCTGGAGTTTGAACTCCAATTATTTGTGTTCTGACTGGTCCATTAGCTGGGAGTAACTCTTTATATGCCAACGCCTGAAACTGAGTAACAGCTTCAGCAAGCACCGGATGAGTGGCACCCGAAGCACCGGCGAACGGTTCCGTCCTGTTTTCATATTTAAATCCTAATAGTTCTAATCCTTGAGTATATGATTTTTCCCAATCTTTTCTAGAACTTTTATAGTCTTGATAATTTTGATGTAGTGTTGAAGATAAATAACCTAACTCTCTTTCGTCTACAAAATCAGCTAAGTTAGCATTAAAATCTGTTGCTTGTGATTGTTTTAAAGCTTGTGGATCAAAATCAATATCAACTGATCCATCTTCCATTTCAGTAATTTGAGTTTCACCAGGTTCTACCTTTTCAATTTCCTCAACCATTTCAACTGCGATATCGTCAGTTGTTTCTTCAGGTTGAACTTTTATATTTGGTAGCGCCTTGTCTATCTCTGCCATTATTTTTTTCTCCAGATTGTTTGACTGTTTTAACAGTATTATATTGAATATTCAAGCCCTGTGAACTAGGACCTTTTTTTGGTGGTGGACCGCTCTTTTTTCCTTTTGAATACATTACTTAATTCCTAATTTCTTTTTAAAACCTGGAGATAATCTATTTACATCATAGCCCATATCTTTCAGTTCTTTTATAGAAACATTTTCAAAACCAATAGTATCTTCTATCAAATCATCAATGTCTTCTATCCCTTCATCAATGTCTTTCATCTTACCATCAAAATCAGATCTAACTGTATACTCATCATATTCATCAGGGACATTTCCTGTTTTTTCATCTATCCTACCCTTAGTCAAAGTTAATTCTTGTTCTTTGTATCCAGGAAAATCAGGGTCTCCTTTTATAACTTTAAGTCTTACGTCACCTGTATTTAAATCTTCGTATAATTCATAATCTGCATCTGAAGTTCTATAGTTATATACTTGTTCTCTCTCCTGAGTAGCAAATCTTTTTGTTACATCATCTCCAAATTGTTTAACTTTTTCTACCATTTTAAAAAAATAAGGTGGTATACTTTTTACTGTTTCTACTGCAGCTGGAGCTGCTTTAGTTAAAGGTTTAGCTAAATTAAAATACTTACCAATTACAGGCACTGCTGCAAGTGCACCCATAATTTTCATAAACTTTCTTTTACTTGGATCATCTGGTGGACCACCTTCTGCTAAAAAATCCCTAGAAATTTCTTGTGGTTGAAATCGTTTACCTAACATTAAATCTTTTAAACCTTCAAAACTACTAGCTCTTCCTTCAGCTCTTTCAGCTTCCTCTTGTTCCCTTTCAAGTTCAACTCTACTTAAACCTTCTTCATATTCTTTTAATGCTTCTTCTAAAGACATTTTAGATTTTACTTTTGGAGTTTGAAAATCAGAATCTAAACCAGAAAAGTCTTGTGCAATTTGTTCATCCATCTCAGCTTGTTTAACTACTGATCTTGCTTCTCTTTCTTCAGGAGATAATGCAAAGATGTCTTTCATACCACCAACTGCATCAGTACCAATTAAATTTCTCTCTAAAGTTTCCATAACCGTTTTACCAGATTTAAAATCATTATACATTCCTGAAATAATTAAAGGAGTTGCAACAATACCTAAACCTTTTAATGCTGCAGTGAAATATCTTTTTGATTTAATATCGTCTGGAAGTTTTTTTAAACTATCTTTAATTTCTTCTAATCCTGGAATTAAAACTCCTTTTAGTTTATTAAACCTATCAAACATTTCTCTTGTCATAGCGGATTTAGGTCTTTTAACATCGCTTGCTTTTTGTAAAACATTTTCTTTAATATTCATTCTGGCCATTAAATCTTCAACTGTTCCTTTTTTTGTTCCTTTTGTAGTTGCACCTGGAGTAGTCATAATTTCATCTGTGCTTTTAAAACCTAAATCTAAAATTTTTCCTTCTAAATTATAAGGATCAACAATAATTGGTTTTAAAACATTTGCAGCTTCGCTTCCTTGTTTACCTCCTGTTGCCACTACTTTCATAATTTTAGTATTTAATTCATCAAGTTCTTTTCTTAATGCAAAAGTATTGTTCTTTTTTAATTTGTTACGTATTTTTATTTGTTCTTTGTATAAAGGTTCTAATTCTTCATTTAATATTTCAGCTACTGATTGATTTACATCTCTAGCTTGAATAGCCAATGCATCAACAGGGTAATCTATTCCTAACTTTTTAGCTTGAAAAATATTTGCAGTATGTGCCATTTCATAATCTTTACCAAAACCTGTAGTCGTTTTTTCTTTTTTAACTCTTTCTTCAAATTGAGATGCCTCTTTACCTATAACTTGTTTTCTTTTTTTGCTAGCTTTATCTTTAGCACCACCCATAGCTTCTGGTCCTCTTTTACTTTCAGTGAAATTAAAACCTTCGTCTATTAATTCTTGTTTGCCTCTAGTCATCCATTTAGGAGTTCCAGCTTTTGCACCTCGTTCTATACCAAACTCTTCCATAACAATTTTTTTAGCTTCATTAGGAGTTTTATTTTGTTTAACTAATTGTTTGAATCTTTCTACTTTATCTGTAACTCTTTTTGCTCCAGCTTGATTTATTTTTTCTAACGCAGATAATGAATTTGGATTTGGTGTTCCATTTTTAAATTCGTCTCTAGCTCCTAGCTGCGCGTCGCTAGCATCGGGCATCGTTTCATCGTAGATTACAAATTTGCCGTCCAGGTATTTTTTCGGACGCATGGCCTGTTTGTATTTGCCTATGTCCATTTAAAACCCCGATAAATAACTTAAGCCGCCTCCAGCTTGTTTAGTTCTGTCTGTCATTTGTTTCATGATGTCTAAAACTTCGTCAGAAGATTTACCTTTTTTCATCAATTCAAAAGCTTGTTCTATTGTAGCTAACACTTCTGCTTGTCTTTGTGGATCAGGGTCACTTGCAATTTTTCTTGCAAGCTCTGAATTTAAACCAGGATATTTTTCTACAAGCTCTAAAGTTTTAGCAGTAATGTTTGCACCCATTGCTTCTAAAGTTTCTACTTCAGACATTGTTTTAGGATTTGCAATTGTTTTATATGCTTCATCATAAGCATTTAAAATGTCATAACCATCAACAGCGTCTCTATCAATACTATATGTTTCTAACATATCATCAACTGCCATATCAGCATCTAGTTTTTTATCACCAGTTGGATTGATATTATCTACCGCTTCTTTGATTGCTTGTTTTAAAGACTTACCTGCTTTTTGTAAAAGTTGAGCTAGTTTTAATCCAGAGCCGTAAGCGTAACCAACACGGCCGCCTGATGCGTAACCGTCAATTAAGCCAAGATATGATATAGAACCATCTGTTCCAACTTTAAATTTATAAGGACCATCTGTAATAATTGATTCTTGATTTGATGGCGCTGCAAGAGCTTGTTTTCTTAAATAATTTTTAGCTTCTTCTAAACTTCTTATTGTAGTAGTTCCAGATGTTTGGTTAACATCATCCATTAGTTGAGTTAAGTTTTGTATATTTGAATTTGTTGTTTGTTGATTAGGATTATAAATATCTGGATACATACCTGCTGCAATAGAGCCATAAGTTTCTGATCCGTATATATCTCCAGATCTAGTATCTCTATATGATCCATCTGATAGTTTTTCAAAATTAGGAATTACGTTTGATTGTTGTTGATTAATTATATTTTCATATTTTGATTTTAAATCATCTGAAATAAGACCCATTCCACCTTTGACATTTCTGTAAACATCACCTGGTATATCACTAAAAGGTTGATCACCTTTTAAAGATTGAACTACATTATAAGCAGTGCTTCCAAGTAAATTACCTATACCACCCATTATTGGATTTCCAGCTGCCATAGTTTGTGTTACATCATAACCACCTAATTCATTATACTGTTCTGGAGTTATTTCTCCACTTGCAACTGCATTTTTTAATAATTGATTTTGATCAAAATGTTTTTGTGTATTTAAAAAACCAAGATTTTGAAAAGGGTTTTGTGATCTTTGCAAAGCGGGATTCACCCCTGTTTGCGCTTGTATCTGATTTCCTTCTGGTCCCATTATTGTATTCGGTGTAACGGTGATTGCACTAGATCCGTAAATAGGATCAGTTGCATCGTATGCAGGTCCACCTATTTGAAAACCAACTCTACCACCCGTAGCTTTATTAGTTCTATACTTTTCCATTTCTTGTCTAATTAAATCATCGGCTTCTTTTAAAGTTAAGCCAAAGTTTTCCATCATCTTTTTTCTTTGTGGTATTACATACTCTTCAAATATAAATAGTTTTGAACTCATTGGTTTCTCCATACCTTCTGGATAACCTAGTTCATCATCTTCTTCCGGTAAGAATCCTGTTCCCATAATTACTTTAGCTATTTCATCTGCAGCCATGTTAGGTGCATTTTCTGGAATTGGGTTAGAGGTTGTTGTATCCATTTGTAAACCTAACGGTAAACTTCCTAATCCACCATCATCAAAACCAACTCTACCGCCTGTTGCAAATCCTTCTGGATCTTCATCTTTAATTAATTTCATTAACTCTTCGTCAGTTCTTCCTTGCACTGGATTTTTTGGTTGTTGTAAATCAAAGAATCCTTCATCCTCTAAAATCTTTTTAAGTTCTTTAAAAGAACCTCCTCGATTATCTATTTCTAATAATTCATCTCCAAGATTAGCAAGATCTCCTAATGCATCTTGACCAAATGTTTTTCTAAATACTTCAATTGGATCAACTCCACCTTGATAACCTTCTATGATTGCTTTTGCTTCTCTTTCATCTGCAATATTAATTTTACCTTCTTTAGCTAATTTTTGTAAAACTTGTCTTGCTGCAGTTCTAACAATTCCCATTTTAGGATCTAAGGGTCCACCTGATCTGTATGGGTTTTGCATTTCTTGCTCAAGTTGTTTAGCTGGATCTTTTAACATTTTATCTAATTCATCTTTTTCTTTTCTTAATCTTTGCGCACCTTGCATCACTCTTCCAATAGGCGAGTCTGGACTAACATCTGCTGGTAGCCCGTCTCTAGCTGCGAGCTGCTCGAGTCCTTCTCCTGTTACAGGTTTCTTAGTGGTAATATCTAATACTTCTGCAGAAGGTGGATTTATTTTATTATCTAATCTTTGTAAGTTTCCAGTGAAAGTTAATACTTCTTGATCATTCATCTTAGGAATGTCAGCAATTAAGTCTTCAGCTTCTTTTAAAACTTTTTGAGCAGCAAGATCAGAGGCTGCTTCGATGTTTAATTCATCTTTGATTAATCTTTTCTTTTCATTTGAAGGAAGTTTAATAACATTAGTTCTAGTGCCTAATGTTTTTGATATAGCATTTTTACCAAAAAGTTTTGCTATTAATTGTAATAATTTTCCCATCAGTAATAAACCTTTTTAGGTTGTGGCAAAGGTTCATCTATAGCGTCTTCCGGATGCTCTATGAATCCTCCCTGCCTAAATCTCATTACAGCTTGTGTCATACTATCGACTAAGTCGTCGTGGTCACCATAAGGAAAAGCTGCACATTCCTCAATGACTTCCTCAGCGAAGGCTTGATTTGTGGGCGCCCATATGCATCCACTCTCGAATAGAGGTGCAACGCTGTTTACCCTTGTATGTTTATCATTTCCTTTACTCGGTGTAAAGTTAATAACTGGGATCCCTAATTTTCTTAATTCATATGTTAAAGGTAGTCCAGAAGCTTTAGATTCAATAATAACAGTCTCTGGATTCCAATATCTATATTGCTCCATTGCAACTCTTCTCAGCTCTGGAAACTCAAATCTATCTTTAACTGAATCCAATAATATTAACTGTGGACCAGAATCTTCGTTTTTATAAAAGACTCCCCATGTCGTTATCGCACTGTAATCGGCTGTTTCTTTTTTCATAAATGCGGTGTCGTAAGATTGTATGATGTGATGTAAATGGGGTGGTTCATCTGCTTCCCATTTCTGCCACCATTCTCTTTTGATTAAAGCTCCTTCTTCTGAAGTAGGGTTCTGCATCCACTGCGCATTCCATTTACCTATTGACAGTGATGCTTTTACTCCAAGTAATTCATCCTTCTTCCAAAACTCTGGCCACACCGGTTCACCGGAAGGCATGATAGCAGGAAATTCTATTACTTCCCATTTATCTGACTTCGGTTCTTTTGATTGTGCTTGTAATAATTTACCGGTTAGATCTTTTGTATTCCATCTAGTCATAACCAAAACAATGGTACCACCAGGTTGTAAACGCTGACGAGGACCAGACGTATACCATTCGTAAGCACGCTCAAGAGCATCTATGTTTAAAGCATCTTGCTCGGAGTGTGGGTCATCAATAATTAGTAGATCGGCACCACGACCAGTAATTGCTGATCCAACACCAGCTGCAAAGTATTCACCACCTTGTTGGGTTTCCCATTTACCAGCTGCCTGACTATCTTCTCTAAGACGAGTATCAAAGATTTGTTTGTATTCTTCCGTGTCCATTAAATTTTTTGCTTTACGTCCGAATCTAACTGCGAGTTCTGTTGTGTGAGTGGATTGAATTATTTTTAGTTTCGGGTTACGACCGATCATCCAAGCGGGCAGCAAGAAGGAACTGAACTCAGACTTAGTATGTCTAGGTGGCATATTAATTATGACACGTTTTAATTCACCGTTAGCTATACGATTAAACTTATCAGCAATTCTTTTGTGATGTGATCCTTCTACAAACTCAGGCCAGACATGTTTTACAAAAGACATAAAGTCATTTTGTATTTTATATTCTTTTTTCTTTTCAGAGAACTTAACAAAAGTTCTCATAAACTCTTTCCTGACGTCAGGTGGTAATTTCTTTATCTTTTCTAAATCGACTTCCATAATTTTTTTTGCAAAATTTTTTTGGATTAATTTTGGAACCTTATAAGTATTTACAGCCTATAAAAGTATAAATCAAGGCATAAAGCAAAAAGCAGTGGGACCCCTTTTGTGTCTATATATTTTAGTAAAGCAGTAAGTTTGAAATTTTGGAATTGGGTTGGTACCTCTATTGAGGGGGCAGGAAGCCCCCTCGTTGCATGCTACTAGTCTAACAGAACCATGTAGGCTTTGGCATTGTGCTGCCTAAACCAATTAATATCTTTACGCATTATCTTGTAATGCTTTTCTTTTACATCCGGATCAGAATGTAATTCAGCCATCATCTCAGCCATGAATATTCTGTCATGCTTGATAGCCTCAGCAGGTGTAAGCATAATAGACTCGCCAGTAAATCTATTCTTTCTTTCCTCTGTTCTCTCGTCTTGTTTAGTTTGTGTGTTCATATTATTCCTTTCTGTTAATAGGATAATCCTATTCTATTAACTGTCCATTGTCAACCCTTTGAATAGAATATTCTGGACCCCACCTTGACTCATCGTTCTTGACCTTGGCATAACCATGGCTCTCTCGTCTGTGTCTGATGAACTCAATCGGTCGACCATGTTCGATGTTTTCCATATTCAATGATAACCAATCAAACTTGCATGCTTGACTACAGAAATAAACATCAGAACCATTTGGAGTATATCCCCATGAGTTAGGTGTTCTATCTCTATCAGCATATGCATATCTTCCACGAATTACTCCACGCGATTTTAAAAATCTATCTTGTGTAACATGTGTATGACAATATGGTCCTTGGCAAAAATGTTTATTACTCATGCTACTACCACCATTCCCATTATTAAACCAAAGAAACCAACGCAACAATAAAATTCAAAGCTTGTCATTAGTACCTCACTTCCCATTTACCTTTTGCAGTTCTATAACCTTTTGCGTCTAGGTCAAAATAAGTTATAAGTGCATGACCAATCTTACTTGTCCAATATCTACACTTGTCGTCCCACTTGCCAAACCTTGTTACAGTTTCGCCTGTTGATTTTTTGTAAGTTATTCTAAATGTTTTATCTTTTATCATATTATACCTTTCTGTTATATAGGGGATAATATAGGAATATTATCCCCTAGTCAATATTTAATTTAGACTTTCTTCGTATTTTTTTCTAGCCAATATCTTCGCCTCTCTTGATTGATGTTTATTTTTTAAACCTTTAATCATACTTGCAAGGTTGCTTGGATTATAAATAGTTAAGCCTGTTGAGTTAGTTCGGATTAATTCTGCCTCATCAACTTGAATACCAAGTTCGGTTGCAAGTTCAATACCCTCACTTAAATATCTGTATGCTTTCAATCCAATTTTTAATTGGTCGCATTGTTTGGTAATACTATCAATCCATGTTTTATGTTTAGATACTAGATTACCTTTTGCAATTCGCCATGCCTCAAATTGTTCGTACTCATCTTTGGTACATGCGATTGCTCTTGATCTGCAATAAGATGTTCCAATGACATCAAGATAGTATTGGTCATTAAAAGTTTTAGTCATGCCTGTATCATTACTAGAAGAATGATAACTACCATTATATCCAAGTGCTTTCATACACGCGTCCACATGTTTTGTTTTATGTGGGTTGTCTTTGTTTTCTGATTGTTGTGCAAAGATATCTGGGTTGCAATCCATTGCTTTTAAATCTTCTCTAAAATATGCAACTGCAAACTCTTTACCCTCGTCGCCACTATACTCACTACCATTTAGATTACCGAACAAACCAAAATCAAAATGTGATTTAGTTTCTTTTGTTTCGCCCTCATCATCTAAATCTTCATTGTGTGCAAAGTAAAAACATTTATCTTTTGCAACAACATCACAAGGGTTGCCATACTTCTTTTTAAAGTGTCTTAAAGTTGCAACATCTTCTGGTGGGTAAGACCTTTCAACAACATCAACTGCAAGTCTATGTGCATGTTCGTATTGTCTGTCCACTTCTTCTCTTGCTTGAAGAAATGCCTCTCGTTCTTGAGTGTCCTCGTTTTCAAAGACATTTTTTATTTTATTGAACAACTTATTTCGTAGTTCAGTATTCATTCTTATTTTTGTCATTTTGACCTTTCTGTTAATTATTTTTATTTTTTTAATTTACACTATTGACATTCTTTGTCAATAGGATTATATAGGATTTATATTATTTATTTATTTATGTTCAGATAAATAATTAGATTTGGGGGGTTATCATAACAATCCCCCCAAGTTGATTGGGTGATCCCTGATCCAAGTGGATACAGGCACAACGGTAAGCAGAAACTGTATCTGAGAATGTTGTGTTGCGCGACTTGGATCTGGGATCAGTCATTGTAGACTGTGAGTATAAACACTAGAACACGGGTAGACGCTTAGGAGGTGGCCTCTTCTCAGACGGTTGAAAATTAAAGCGACCGACCCCGCGTAGCATAGTGACTGATCATTATTTGCTGGACCCAAACTGAAGGTAAACCCGGGCAGTTGGATGGGTCCTGCTAATGATACCAAGTTAGGGGTACATATCTTGCCTATGAGCATTTCCCTGGACCTAAGCAGTGACCTGAAAGGGTAGCGTCGATACTTGGACCAGCAGCGCTGAGTCACCTGATCAGTGAGCGTTGCTGGTTATATGAACAAGCTTCCAGCAGCGAGCGCCAAGCTTCAAGCCGCAAGCTGTAAAAAAAGATTTGACATATATAGGATCTTCCTATATAAGGTGAATGCGCCCGTTTTCATGTACCCGGCGTCGTTAAACTCAAACATGATGGACCAGGTCCAGCGTCACACCCCGCACTGTGCGGCAGTCTTCGCTGGATGCTGGATCTAAACAACAGAAGGAGAAAGATATGGAAACAAAAACGAGTTGGTGGTCTCTTAAAATAGAAGGCTATCCAGAATATAAACCTAATGATGCGGATCTAGAACATATAGCTGAATGCATTAAACAAGGTTATGACAACGGACAATTGATTCAGGAAGGTGAAGATGATGAAGATTAAACACAACGACCTGACACACTATTTTTTACGTGAGCACGACCAGCTGCCGGCCAGTTACCTGAAGAGCTGTAACAAATTTTTTAAAGAGTTAAGCAGCAAGCGGCAAGCTTCAAGCGGCAAGCCGCAAGCTTTGATTCAAAAAAACTTGCACAAACCAGGGACCCGTGTTAAAAATAGATTCAACAG